TCCATATTATCTATTGGACTTATTAGGTCTAAGCCTCCGTATGGTGGAGGCATTGTGAATCCTTGAAACGCCATTTATTACATTCCGTAAGGTTTATAAGGCATGAATGGGTTAGGCTGTTGTGCCATTCCCATTGGTTGTGGCTGATATGGTTGCATAGGCCCACGATACATCATGTCTGTAATTGGATACCTATACATTCTATCTTGCACCGCTGGTTGCTGCTGTACTCCTTGGTATGCACCTAGCATATTTTGCATTTGCTCAGGAGTTGGTCTTTGCATCGGTTGCTGTCGTAGTGCTTCCATTTGCTCAGGAGTAACTTGGAAGCCTTGATCTACAGGCATAGGCATTTGTGCAGGTTCATTCTGCATAGGACGTACAGGTAGCCCTGCTTCTTGTCTCATTTCTCGTCTCATTGCTCGTGCTGCACCTCGTCCTTGTTCTGCACGAACATCACGAATCTGCTGCCGTTGTTCTGGTGATAATCTGCCTCGCATTGGTGCAGGGCCTCTGCCCATCATTCCTAGTGCCATTACTTTACCTCCTGTGGTTCTTGACCTGTTATTGATTGCCAAATTTCTTTGGCTCTGCCTTTATCTGTATAGCTTATTTGTCCTCGTGCTTCTCTTACGAGTCCTTCATCAAGCAACTGTTGATTGTATGCTCTACGCTGCTCTTCACTTGCTTGCATGTAGCTTGCACCCAATGTTTCTGGTGCTACTGAAAAGCCCCAGATATCTTCAGCTCGTAAATCTTTTACATTACGACTACGTGCAAACTCAGGGTTTCCATACTGACCTTGTGCTATTTTTTCTTCTTCAATAGCTATCAATTCTTCTTTGCTACGTCCTCTTGTTGGTTCTTCACCAAGCATAGACTCAGGAATAATACCTTCTTCTACTAGCTTCTTTTTACGGTTGTACTCTTCCTTCCATCGATCCTTATCACCCATCTTGTTAATGAGTGCAGCAGCTACAGGAACTCCTATTGCAGCAGCCCAACCAATCGGCCCCAGTGCTACACTAAGCTGACTAAGTCCTGCACCAATTCCTAATCCTCCTAGACCAGCAGCCGTAGGATCTTTTTGCTCAATTCCTTTTAATGCTTGATAGCTTCCTAATGCTACTCCTGCACCACCGAGAGCTTTACCGAGTGTTAGTCCTGGAGCTGGAGCAGGTGTAGTTGGTGCAGGAACTCTTGACGCTGATAGTATTTGAGGTGCAGCAGGTGCTGTTACGGGTGCTGTTGTAGCAGGTGTAGAACTAAATAGTCCTGTCACTTTATCAACTGCACCACCTAGTATTGGCTTATTAGTTGCATAATCCATAGCAGCTTTAGTAGCTAATGCTCCTGCAAGTTGACCACCTAATTGTTGCCTTCCTGCTCTGCCTTGTTGACTTGCAAGTATACGTTGCTGCTCTTCAGCTTGCTGCCGTTGTATTTCTTGATTCTGTTGTGCAATGTCTCCTAATCCTGATTCAAAGTACGCTTGTTGATATGGCATACCCTGATTGATTAGATTCATGTATTGATTGTAGGCTTGCATACTCATTATATAAACGTCCCAAACGTAGCTATACCCTCACGCGCATACAATGTGGTCTGCGGATAACCACCTGCATACACAACTTTTTGTGGATTCATCCTGCTGTAATCCTCATTCAACTGAACGTCGAATTTAGGAATGACTGTTAGCCCGTGTATCTCAGCAAATCTTTCTAATACCCCTTGCTCTAACGTCTTTTCATTGAAAACTGATACGTCAGTATTAGCTAAAAATTCAGGATATGCACCGTCGTAGTACGTCCAAGTTACTCCCCCATCGGATACAGAACCACTACTATGAGTAGGAGGAGTACCACCACTGGTTCCTCCGCTAGTCGTAGAATAATAATTTCCATTGTAGAAAGTGTATGCACCAGCACTGTAAACTGTTCCTGTAGTCCAAGTAGCAGGTCTTGCATATCGCTCTGCTACATATTGAAAGATAATGTTCTGACCCGTCGTGTCTGGTGTCGGATCAATCAATATTTGATTGTCGCTCAGTCCTCTAAACTGAAACCTTTGATAGACGGTTGTGCTTAATCCGTATCCTAATATCTCGCCATATTCTTGCTCAGTCATCGGCCCTAACAAACGCCACCTAGTCGAGCTGTTCCAGAATGTATTGTAATGATATTGGCTGAAAGCTGCTGGCAATGCATAGGTAGCTTGCCCTGCTACAGTTTGAAAGGAACCAGAGGCAAACAGTATAGGCCAATTATACTGTTCGCCCATGAGACGATTGATGCGTTGCACCATTGTGCGTAGCTGTTTTGTGGTGGTTTCAGTAGATGCAATAACATTGCTTTCTACCGTATAACCAGCCTCGTTTGCTACATTCTCAACAATCGTCTGTAAACTCATTCTTCCTGCTTTCGGGGTCTACCCTTTTTTTTTGGTTCTGCTGCTACTCGTTCAATGCGAATCCCTTCAGTAGCTTCTATTCGTTGCATCAACAATTCGACTTGCTCTTCTAACTTGTCAGCTCGCTTACGCTCACGATCAAGCTGTTGTTGCATCGCTACTACTTGAGCTTGTTCACAGCTCGCAGCTTCTAACCACTCTTTTGCTTCTTTTATGTATTGAGATAGTGGCCCCATACGACGGCGCACTTCATCATTAGCTTCTGCAAGTTGTTCTACTGTTCTGAATCCAAGGTATGCAAGCTCGTGTAGTGCGCTTGCAGTAATGCGTGTCCACTCTTTTAGTGGCATACCAGATTGCACTTCTCCCATGCCAGCAGTAAATGCTTCCCATAGTTCTGGAAATTCGTGCTTGTCTTTTTCTTCAATGGCTCTGACAGTTTCATCACCACCTGGCCATTGGATAGAAATAGAAGGAACCTCGTCGTATATGTCCCTTCCTGCTTCATTACTTTTCTGATCGTTCTTACGAACTACATTGAGGAATTTAACGTTAGCTCCAGACCACCTACTACGGTTTTGCTGTCGCCCGTTCATTATTTGTTCCCAGTCAATTTGTGCCATTTTAGTCTCCTATATAAAGGCTTTAGTAACCTGCATATAGTTTAGCATAGTTGACAAATGAGGGGAGACTTTCATCTCCCCTCTGGCTTGTTACTAATTGACTGTTAGGTAGCCTGTAGACTTTAGCTCTACCGCAGCAGCACCAGTGTTAGTGGTAAGTCCCACAACATTTTTGATGAGTGTAGTAGATGCATCATCAGCGACACCAGCAGTTGCAGTAGTGTTGAGGTTAGCGTCAGCAGCATAGGAAGCAGCAGCTTTCCCCTGAATACCTGTACCAACTCCACCACCGCCAACACCGCCAACCCATACCCAGAGGTACTCGTTGTCAGCAGCAGCTATTTGAGCCACACCTACTTGCAGGTTGTTTGAACCAGCGTTTGTAGTTGTGAGCATAGCAGCTTGGCCGTCGTCACTAATTTTTACAAAGGCATACTGATCTACTGCGCCATCGGCTTGAACAAACATCCATTCGCCATTGACATCAGAACCAACATCACCTACCGCAGCAGGAAGTGGAACGGTAGTACCATCCCAAGTCTTGCCACCATTTACTCCAAAAGAACCGCTTCGTGACATATCAATCTCCTTATCTATTACTGGTAAATAACAGCTTGTAGAGCTGGAGCTGAACAACAGAGGTTTCCTTCAATGATAATCACAGTGAAGAACGCATCTTGGTCAACAGGACGGGCCATGTCTGGTGCGAGTGGCTTGAAATCAGCTCCTCGTACTAGATCCATAGTAAAGTACTTCGTGTTAAGAAGTCGGCAGCTATTTGTTTCTAGAACAGCAGAACCATATCCACCGTCGAAAACAAATGATGCTCCGTCATATTCCAGTGCTCTAAATCCAGCCTGTCCTTTCTTAACAGGAGACTGGATACGCTGAATGGCAGTCATTGAACCATGAAGTAGTTGCCAAGCACTACGCTCCATAAGTCCAAGGTCAGGCATCTCATCACCACGAGTAACTTGGCTGATAGCGTCAGTAATAGTTGCCTGTACGTTACCAGAAGTTAGAGTTGTGTTAATCGCAATGTTTCGTGCGAAAGTGTTGGTTGCTCTGTCAATACCACCGTATGTACCAGAAGAAGGGCTAGTTGAGATGGCTTTCTTGATACCATCAAACTCTAGTCCTCCAGAACCAGTTCCATCACCTCGAATAGAAGTTCCGACTGTGTTCTTGAGTCGAGCGATAGCAGCGTTAATCTTAGTC